CCTCTCCTTTTTCAATTCCACTAAATGAAATCAAAGCCTTAATTCTAAAAAGTTGTACTCCTAAAAACGTGATTGTATCATCTACTAATAACTCATATTTTTTCATTGTTAATACTCCTTTGGTTGTGGTAATGCTAGTAAGTCAGGTCTTAACCCTACTGGTGCTTGTGTATCAAATGTAAATTTTCTATCGCAATTTCTGATGTTTTCACGGGCAATATTATTAAATTGCTTTCTGCCTTGCTGATAAACTTCAATAATTGTATTGTCTAGCATTTCTTGTTCTTCCATTTGTCTTTGTCGCTTCTGCTCGTTGTTTTCAATGATTATCAATGCTACAGAAAAGCAAATAAAAGTTATTGCAAATCCTAAAAGTTGACTTGTTAAAGTTGGTTCTGTCATGCTTTATACCTCTAATCTTCTACTTTCCAAATTCGACAACGGGAACTCACTCCAGACGAAGTCTTGTCTTGGAATTCCCAGTCATTACCGTAAGCACCTGTAGCTTCATACGAAGCTGACTTCAAATAATCAATAGCTTCTTCTTTCGTCTCGAAAATAGTAGCTGAATAATTTTGCTCTCCAGTTGGCAAAAAGTCACTTCCAATCAAACTGAAATCCTCGTTTCCAGTTTCAGTATTCTTGACATGGATTGATATGATATACATTTCTACACCTCTAATAATTTTTCTAAGTCAGCGATACGCTGATACAAGATTTTGTTTTTTTGTCGTTCTTCAATCAATTCACGGTTCAAGTCTAATGCAATGATTCTCCAATCCACATTCCTTTCTTGACCCAAGAAATATTTCGTTAGTTTGTTTAGTAGGTTCATTTCTTCCTCACTTCGTTAAATTCATCCAGTTTGCGTTGTACCATTCACGGACTGCATCTCGTGGCCAACGCTTGTCATTTATATTTGGAAATCCTTTCTGGTAGCGAAAACGGTCATCGAAAGTATCTACCGAAACACCCAGCATTTTAGCGACATCTTTTCGCTTCAATTCCAGAGGGAAAGCTTCTTCAATATCTGCTGATTGCAATACCGTAAATTTGATTTGGCTTGCAATCGCTTGGATCAACTCTTCCATTTTTGCTCCTTTCGTGTTATAATCATGTTGAATATTTAAGTATGCGCCTGATTGCCGTCAGGTGCTTTTTTGTTATCTAAATTCATCCAAGCTGACTTCCAGTGCGTCAGCAATTTTGCACATATTCGTCCACGACATTTCTTTTAATCTCCCAGCCTTTAGGTTTGAAAAATTAGATGGATGGACATTTGATTCTTTGGCTAATCTGTACATTGACCAGCCTTTTGACTTTAATTGTTGCTCAATCTTACTCCACATTCAAACTACCATATGTTGTGCTTCTCGAACACATAACATCCTTTCTTACACTATATATTGACAAACAAAAATATTTGAATTATAATATATTTTGACTGAGACCTCTCACCGTTTTAGTCAAAATTTCAATAGAAAGAAGAAATAATAATTATGGACCCTAACCAATTTCAAGACTTCCTTCCTCTTGTTACAGGATTTTTAGGTGGAGCTACTTCGGCCGGTGTATTCGCCGGTCCTATTCAAACATTGCAAGATTGGTGGTATATCAATTATGGCCACAACGCCTCTGATAAAGCAGCATTATTGCGTGCAAAAAACGAAATTGATGTCGAAAATCTCAAAAATAGCATGCTTCAAGAAGTGGCAACTATCCCACCAGAGAATATTCAAGAACCTTCCTTAAAAATATTGGGACCTGCTTTGGAGGCATCTAAATATTATATTGAAGAAGAGGAGTTGCGTTCTATGTTCGCTAAAATATTAGCAAGTTCATTTGACGATCGAAAGAACTCGATTATACACCCATCTTTTGTTGAAATTATTAAGCAATTAGACGTAACAGATGCCCGTATTCTCCAATTTTTAAAAGAACAGAACCACGCAACAGGCTCCCCGATTCCTTGCATGAAAGCTGTCATAAATTCCGACAGTGGTTCTAAACTGATATTCCCAATTATCTACTTTATAAATGGATCTGAAGGGATTAATGAACTTTCTCCGTCTTTAACAAACTTAGAGCGACTAGGATTGTTAAAGATTGAAGATGATAGATATTCTGCAAATGATTCAAGGTATGATTTCATTAGAAATAACTTCATCGTTCAATATATGCTTGAAAATTATCCAGAAATTAGTCTTGAAAAAATGTGTTTCTCTATCACTCCCCTAGGGAAGAATTTTTTGAAAGTTTGCTTATGATATCTTCAGCAAATTTCTTAACACTTGATGTTTCGAAATCCATATATTTTTTGTATAGTTCATTCACTTTATAAATGTGGTAATGCATCATAGTATATGTCACAATTAAAGATGTCAGAACTGATATAATGAATGTTTCCATTTCTTCTCCTTACGATCTGATTGTTAGTGATTCATTGATATAACTTGCTTTTATATTCCCGCAAACAATCTTATTGCTATCCAGAACTATTTCAGGGTCTGCCTTTACAAAGGCGGGCTCTTTTTTCCCGCTATACGGATATCGTTTTGGTCTCATTCTTTCTCCTTTCAAACTAAAGTCCTAAATTAGAAATTTTAAATTTCTCTCTTTTATTTATTTAGAGAAGTAGGACTTGTTGTTATTTAATACTTGTTGTTATTTAATACTTGTTGTTAGTTAATATTTATTAGTGCCTAAATTTTCTGATTTGTAAAATACAGATTTGTAAAATACAGATTTGTAAAAATCGGAAATGTAAATATCAAACTGTGGATAACTTTTGTAAAGCATCCTCCAATCTCTGTAACATAATCTCAAATTGAAAATCGGATATTTTTACATCTGAGAAAAATCTGAAAACACGGACTCCTTTACCACGTCCCATACCTTTTTTAACAATTCGTAGGTAGCCATTTTTTTCTAATATTTTGAAGTAGCTATCAACCGTGTCTCGACTAACACCTTTTCGTTTAGCTATTTCATCTGGATATACTTGCCAGTTAGGGTGATTAGCCAGCACCACCATCATGATGCCAACAGCTGTGAAGTCCAGTTTAGGATCATTGATAAAGCTATTACTAACAGCTGTATAGTCATCAGTTGGATTCCTGAAAGATAAACTGGCAATCCAGATCTTTAAAGTCTGTCATACGCTCTCCTTTCTATTTCTAATCTCCTTATCTACTGCTCATTCAAGTCGTTTCTAAATAACTTTTTCTAGTCTTTTAGAGATGATTTCTACATCCGAGTCGTCCATTTTCAACTGGGCGACTTTTTGATTTAAACGAGCTTCGACAGCTTGGTTAATTTCAAACCATTCACGTACTGTAAATCGGCTTCTGAATTTCAGGAATTCCTTTATTGTTTCTTTCATCCCTACCCCGCTACTTCGTCTTCACTCAAGAACTTGTTGATAAAGTACTGCTGACCCTTGCCAGTGACCTTTGGTGTCTTGTTCACAGTGATATGTCCATCTGCGTGTTGCACGTTTGTTTCCTTGATTTCAAAGAGTTTCAAGTCCATGCTACGTTGGGTTGGCATATTCCAATCTGATCCTTTACGTTTAATCAGGTAGCCATTTTCACGCATCCAAGAAAAGAGGCGATTGGCACCGATTTTGTAGCCGTTTTGGCTAATGAGCTTGGCAAGTTCACCGACCAAAATAGATGTATGGCTTGCACTTACTGCGTCTGCAAAGAGTACCTTCGGTTTGTCCGCTTCAATCTGCGTCTCCAGTTTATGAATCTTCTTATCCGCCATGAGCAAGGCTCGTGCCATAATCTTCTCAGGACTGTTAAAGTCTTTCTCTACTTGGATGAAGTACTGTCTGACTTCTTTTCCTTTGTCGGTTCGCTGAATCATGGCGATTTCTTTAGCCATGTCTAGTTTGATGATGTGGTCAGTTATATCCTGCAGACCTCCAGGGGTCGGACATTTTTGGGTCACCCTTGCGAAATCCTGATTTTCTTCAAAACCATACTCCGCCATTCTTCCAAACCATTTTCTATATTCTGTTTTAACTCCCAATGCCTCATGCAACTGACGACCAGATACAATCGGCTCGTGATTATCATTCACAGTCACTTTAATAACTTCGTTCATCTTCTTCCTCCTACTCAATCCCGTAATCTTCAATCACTTGAAGAATGAAGCTGTTTGCTCGTGGGCCCTTCGTCGTTCCACTTAGAATATTTGTTACTTCCTGTCGTTTAAAGCCATAAGCAACTGCTAGAGTTGCTTTTTTGATCCCTTTCTCTTTCAAGAAAGCATTAACTCTTTCACGACCATTTGCGATGTCTGGCATATTTTCTCCTTTCTTTGTGGTATAATATAATCAAAAAACGAGGTAAGATACAATTATGGAAAAATTTCAATTTTGGTTAACATTTGCTACTGCCACTATTCCAGCTGCAATAACTGGTCTTCTTAGTTTTTGGGCTTCTTGGTTGAAAAGTCGTTCCGATCTTAAATCACTTAGAGAGAAATTTAAGCATGATATGGAAACTCTTGAAAAGAATCATACAAATGAACTAGAAAAAATGAAAGAAGCTCATAAGTTAGAACTGGAGAATATCCAGAAACAATCAGAATCTGACATGAGCAAAGAACTTTTAGCCATGATGATGAACGTTGCAACACCTGCCTTAAAGGATGTGTTCAATGAAGAAGTCAAAAAACAATTTAAACAAAATAGAAAACTATCCAAGAAGTAGACTACCTGCTACTTCTTTTTTTCATACTCTTCCCACAAACTTTTGTACATTTCATCACGCATTTTTTTTGAACTTATATCACTTGCTATTACAACAACAATAAATGAAATCAATGAGACAATGCTAGATATTAGCAGAATGAACAAAATTTGAATATCCATTATTCCCTCCTCCTTTTTTTAAAAAATAAAAATGCCCTATCAAATTGATAGAGCATGTGATACAATAGGAACGGCACTTCTACACCGCCTACGAAAGGAGGTGAGATAGCCCATGATGGAACTAATCCTTAAAACTATCATCGGACCAATTGTGGTCGGTGTCATTCTTCGCTTAGTCGATAAATGGCTAAACAAAGATAGATAGTGTCAAAAAAAGACCCTAAGCTTATTTGGTCGTGAGCTTAGGGTCTTTTCTAGTCCATGATATAGAACTAATCCTTAATTCCCCTATATTATCTCACATGCTCTATACAATTGTCAAGGAACAAGTAAATAAGAAACAACTAAATTTTTAACTATTTTTTGTCTTTCTGCTTGACTATTTTAAATAAATAATTTAAAATGAAAGCATAATAAAAAGCACTAATAAAACTATAAATACCGTTCGCCAAAACACTTTTATAATTTATTTTCTTAGTTGTTTTTTTAGTTGTAACTTACTTACAAAAACTATTTTAAATCATTTATTTAATTTTGTCAACCATTTTAAATAAATAATTTAAATATTTTTTGTCAATCTCTTAGAAAGGTTGATTTAACAATGTTTCCGACATTTGAAAAAGTTAGAGAATTAGCAAAAAAACATGGCTTATCTCTAAATCAAGTAGAAGAAAAACTTGGATACAGTAAAAATACTCTGTATTCTTTAAAGCGACAAAAGGTCAGCTCCGAACGATTACAAGAAATCGCCGACTACTTCAACGTGTCCACCGACTACCTGCTCGGACGTACAGATAATCCTGCTATTTCAAGTGACCTTGTCACTACTGCTGACGGTCGTGTGGTGGACTTATCAAATCTTCGTGAACGTATCGTCCTATTCGATGGCAAACCTCTATCGGATGATGATGTAGATAAAATCGCTCAAATCATTAAACTCTCTTTGGGGGTATCGGATATTGAAAGTAAATGAACTACTAGATGAATACCAGGTCACACTCTATCTCTTCCCTGAGACTATGTGGGAGCGTAGAGGGTTCTATTTCCCCGATGAGCGCATCATTTACGTTAATAGGGATTTATCCATAGAGGAACGAGAAGAGGTCATTCTGCATGAATTAGGGCACATAAACCACAATCCAGCACATTACAAAAGGCTGCTATACAAATATGAGAACGAAGCAGACCGCTTCATGATTCGACATCTCATCTCTGAAGAACTCGCACAGTACGAAGTATCAGACTTCAACTGGCTCCAATTCGCAGAAAGACACAAAATCTCAACAACCTGGGGCGAAGATATGATCCAGGAAGAATTTAAAAAGGTTGTAGGGTAGGAAAGAGGGTAAATATGATCAAAGATATTATCGAAAACAATAGTTATCCAATTGTATTTATTGGCTCTGGGATGTCAAAACGTTATTTGAAGAACTTTCCTACTTGGGATGCACTCCTTAAAGAATATTGGGAGCAAATAGAAGAACCAACTAGTATTTTTCAATTCAAACGCTCACTGAAAAGATCAGAAATTCCAGAAACTACTACAGATTTAGAAAAAGATTTTTTAGTTAACGTAAAGACTGCGGCTTACATCCAACAAAGATTCGACGACCTCTTTTATGATGGAGCCATTTCTATCGAGGGTCTTACCGATGAAGAAGCTTATTCAAATAACATTTCGCCTTTTAAATACTCGGTTGCACAGCGTTTTTCAAAATATGAAATTAAAGATGAGATGCGTGACGAGATAGAAGAATATAAGAACTTTCTATCGAAAGCTAAAGTTATTGTTACTACGAATTATGACACTTTAACAGAAGATTTACTTGCAGAATTAGATAAAAAGCCAACTGTTTATATTGGTCAAAAAGGTTTTTTTGACGAAACCTATAACTGGGCAGAATTATTCAAAATTCATGGAGATGTAAACGACCCTAGCAGTATTATTATCACAGAAAAAGATTATGAAGCTTATGATCAAAATTCCATTTTAATCAGTGCAAAAATACTCTCTAATTTAATTCAATCACCAATTATTTTTCTAGGATATTCTCTTACTGATAGAAATGTTCAAAAATTATTGACAGATTTTGCTTCACAACTTCCAAATGATGATATGAGAAAAAATCTTAATCGAATCACAGTTGTAGAATATGAACAGGATAATCATAGTTTTACAGAACAAATTGTAAATAATCCTTCTTTAAACATTTCACATTCGATTCTAAGAACAGATAACTATAAACAAATTTTTTCAGACATAGGAAAAATAAACCAAGGATTGACTCCTTATGAAGTCAATCGTTTTCAAGAATCAATAAAAACTATAATTGTTACGGCTGGTAAAATAGGAAAGCTCGA